ATGGACAACGACAAAATTGATCAACACAGCGACGAAATTGAAGTTGAGAGCGAAGAAAAAGAGCGCGGCAAAAAAATAGAAATAGATGAAGACCGACTCCCCTCCCGGGCGATGGCAATTCATGAGCATATCCGCCAGGATGGTGAAAAAGAGCTGGAACGCGACGCAATGGCGCTACTGTGGTCAGCCATTGCGGCGGGTCTGTCGATGGGCGCTTCGCTACTGGCAAAAGGGATATTTCATGTCGAACTGGAAGGAGTGCCAGGCAGCTTCTTACTGGAGAATCTCGGTTATACCTTTGGTTTTATTATCGTCATTATGGCCCGCCAGCAATTATTTACCGAAAACACCGTGACTGCGGTACTACCCGTCATGCAAAAACCGACAATGAGCAACGTCGGCTTACTTATGCGATTATGGGGCGTCGTGCTGCTGGGTAATATTCTCGGGACAGGTATTGCTGCATGGGCATTTGAATATATGCCTATCTTCAATGAAGAAACTCGCGATGCATTTGTCAAAATCGGCATGGATGTGATGAAGAACACCCCCAGCGAGATGTTTGCCAACGCGATCATTTCCGGCTGGCTGATCGCCACTATGGTTTGGATGTTTCCTGCTGCGGGTGCGGCAAAGATTGTGGTGATTATATTGATGACCTGGCTTATTGCACTGGGTGACACCACCCACATCGTTGTCGGTTCTGTTGAAATCCTCTATCTGGTGTTTAACGGCACGCTGCACTGGAGCGATTTCATCTGGCCCTTCGCACTACCTACTTTAGCGGGGAACATCTGCGGCGGCACCTTTATCTTCGCGTTAATGAGTCATGCACAGATTCGTAACGACATGAGCAACAAGCGTAAAGCAGAAGCACGCCAAAAAGCAGAACGTGCGGAAAACATTAAGAAAAATGATAAAAACCCAGCATAAATGGCGAGGGTTTAAGCAATCGAGCGGCAGCGTACTTACCCCGCAGTCCATTAGCGGGTATACTCATGCCGCATTGTCCTCTTAGTTAAATGGATATAACGAGCCCCTCCTAAGGGCTAATTGCAGGTTCGATTCCTGCAGGGGACACCATTTATCAGTTCGCTCCCATCCGTACCAGTCCGCAAAATCCCCTGAATATCAAGCCTTCCGTAGATTCACAGTTCGTAATGGTTCGCGTCAGATCGTTGACAGCCGCACTCCATGACGGGTAAAAAGTGGATAAAATAATTTTACCCACCGGATTTTTACCCATGCTCACCGTTAAGCAGATTGAAGCAGCAAAGCCGAAAGAAAAACCATACCGCCTACTCGATGGTAATGGCCTGTACCTTTATGTCCCTGTGTCAGGGAAAAAGGTATGGCAGCTTCGCTACAAGATTGACGGTAAGGAGAAAATCCTGACCGTAGGAAAATATCCGCTAATGACTTTGCAGGAGGCAAGGGATAAAGCATGGACTGCGAGGAAAGACATCTCGGTTGGCATCGATCCGGTAAAAGCGAAAAAGGCTTCGTCTAACAACAATTCCTTTAGTGCGATTTACAAGGAATGGTACGAGCACAAGAAGCAAGTCTGGTCAGTAGGCTATGCAACTGAACTTGCAAAAATGTTTGATGACGACATTTTACCTATCATCGGCGGCCTTGAAATTCAGGATATTGAGCCGATGCAACTGCTGGAAGTAATCCGCAGATTTGAAGATCGCGGCGCAATGGAGCGAGCCAACAAAGCACGCAGAAGATGCGGCGAGGTTTTCCGTTACGCTATTGTCACTGGTAGGGCTAAATATAACCCGGCACCTGACCTTGCAGACGCCATGAAAGGATACCGCAAGAAGAACTTCCCGTTTCTTCCTGCAGACCAGATCCCGGCATTCAACAAAGCACTGGCAACATTTTCAGGAAGCATCGTATCGCTCATTGCGACCAAAGTTTTACGCTACACAGCCCTAAGAACGAAAGAGCTTCGTTCCATGCAATGGAAGAACGTCGATTTTGAAAACAGGATTATCACTATCGACGCCAGTGTGATGAAGGGACGCAAAATTCATGTGGTTCCTATGTCAGACCAGGTGGTTGAACTTCTCACTACGCTAAGCTCAATCACCAAACCAGTATCAGAGTTTGTTTTTGCCGGACGCAACGATAAGAAGAAGCCAATCTGCGAGAACGCGGTGCTACTTGTGATTAAACAAATCGGCTATGAGGGTCTGGAAAGCGGTCACGGATTCAGGCATGAATTCAGCACGATTATGAACGAGCACGAATGGCCTGCTGACGCTATTGAAGTGCAACTTGCACATGCCAACGGCGGATCTGTGCGCGGGATTTACAACCATGCTCAGTATCTAGATAAGCGCAGAGAAATGATGCAGTGGTGGGCGGAATGGCTTGATGGGAAGGTGGAGTGATCCACCTTAACTACTATCTAAGAGCACAAAGCCTTGCAATCCAGTGCAAAGCTTTGTGTGTCTCAGTTTTGTCTGCCATCACATGGAGATAATTAACCTATAACGCACATAGATGGTTGATGTTAATAAAAGCGCTGATCATCTCCTTAAGAGTATTTTAAGAGCATTTGAGTTATTAGCATGGAGGCGTATTGCCTCCATGTTTTTACTACCATGTCGCATCTATGTAGAACGTTGGAGATGTAGTGGTGGACCCTTCAATCGATATTTGTCCTGTTGAAGCATTAATGGTGGCCATTGCCATGCCAAATGAAACGCCATCAGCAGTGAACGGTACAGGGACATTTTTGGTTACTTTTGGTCTGCACCACCTCGGAAGCGTTAGAACAGTATTGCCATTCGCAAATGAAGTGGCTGCCAGTTCAATATTAATTGAATTGGCAGTTAAACTTGACGGTGCCTGTACTGTTACGTTTGTTCCAGCCCACCATTGAACAGCTGCTCTTGGCGTGTAATCAACACGCGACCACCAGTCGATAATGGCAGAGCAGATAATTTCCGCATACAGACGATACCCTAACTGGCTTTGGTGAATGTCATCACGCAGAAGTGGGTCGTATTGCGTGTTGAAATACTCTGGATATGGGGCCGGGAGCTGGTGAGTTGTTGTTACACAAATGACGTTATTGCCATATTTCATCATCTGGCGTTTACCAGCTTCTCGCAACTCTGCGACACCGTCGTAGTTAGAAGATGGCTGGCCAGCCCCTCCAATAAATGACTGGCTATACCACATCCACGGCTCAACCCAAACAGGGATACGACCAAGGCCATTGCAATATAAGACAAACTCATCTATCAATGACGCCATATAATCGCCGTTTTGGTTTGCCTGCCCTTCGTTAGTTCCGGCAACCATAATAACGATGTAAGCATCACCCGGCCCCTGAGCCTTCAGGAGATCTAACTGTTGCCTCATTGTCTGTCCGGCAACCGCCTTGTTTACAATGCTATATGAACGGTGGCCGTTCGCTCCATCCATTAATTGCGGAATGTACGAGCTGAACGCGGAAATGAAATCCTCAGCTGTACTATCACCGTGGATAAGGATATTAAGTGGAGGCTTACCGTGCACGCCATTATCAGAGGTGTAGCTGCATAATCCAGTTACACGCGCAGAACCTCCAGATGCCGTGGTCAGTGCAACAAACCCAACTTCGTATACATCCCCTACATCAGCAGTATCAAAGGGCAAACGTATCCCAACGCCATTCATCGTTATCTGCGCCCAGTTTTTACCTTGCAGTGATACGCCAACGGTTGCTTTGCCCGGGGCGTACGACAGTAAACCTCCTGGCAGCGGGAATGGAGTTCCTTCTGCTACTGGACCACCAATTGGTTTCTGTCTATAAGACCACTGTGTAGCACCTGGTGCCCCATAGAACATCATCCAACCACCAGAGCATCGCAGAACAATCCCAACTTCTGAGGCGGCCTGAGACTCCATACGAATATGTGCAGAAATATGCTCTCCAATATCTATTGGTGCGAACAGGCCTGTTGTACGGTCAGTAGTTAAGGGGAAGATAGCTGCGCTATCTGAGGATATGGTGACTTCACCTTCATAGAAGAACGTGTCACCATTTATGGAATAAACTTTACAATCTGACCATTCCACTCGCTTCATGCGAATAGGGTTTCGGTTGAGGATGGCCTGCTTAGCCAGATAATCCACTTCTCCACCGGTTGCTTTAAAGTTCAGGTGCGTAAATTCAAACGTACCCTCCCCCTCGTACTGCAACGATTTAAACAGTGAGTACAGATCACTGTCGAATCTCAGGGTGACATTTTTATCAATGATTACTTTACTGTTCGCAAGGAAAGAAGCGTTAGCAGCTGTAGACGGTACGGTGTACACCATCTGATTTTTTGAATGATTAGAGAAGTAAACATACCCGTAGGTCGCAACACTATCGCGCCACGCCTGGACTACGTTAGAATTATCATAACTTGGAATTTTTGTGATCGACTGCAAAACAAGATCTTCCTGTGAGATAGCTCCGTTTACCAGATTAACACCTCCTTGAGATGCAAGATCTTGCCTGAGTTGGTCAGGGTCATACTTCAGCACATTCGAAAAATAGAACTGCTGCGCACCATACGCATCATAAACAGCCATAGAATGGCCTTGCACGGTTACGAATTTGGCAATCTGTCCGTTATATACCGGATATCCAGCAGCGTTAATGATGATTGGTTGCGAAACAGGAACGTGAGAACCATCTTCGTTCTCTACATAAACCTGAATCTGGTTTTCAGTATTTACCGGGTCAGTGTCAATTTTACCGATATAAATTTTGCCATTGGCTACGGCTTTAAAAGAACGAGCCATAGTGAAGAGTTGCGAAGGCATCGATACGATCACATTGGCTGTAATGTCTGTCATTTAATTTGCTCCAGATACAAGGAATCGCCGCAGCATGGCTACGGTGAGTATTTGTTCGCTTTTTGCACTACACTTTTTGTGTAGTGCTATCTCTCAAGGCCATAGCCGCTGAGTAGCTACGGTGAATTTTGGGCATAAAAAAACCCAGCCGAAGCTGGGTCGTTGCGTTGGTTAAGTGTCAGTAGTTATGTACTGGCTGAAGGATTTGTACAAAAAAACCACCTGACGGTTGGTCCTATTTATTAGTCTTGCTTTGTTGATGGTATAAGAGATGCGTTTGCCTCTTTTGGCTTCAAGGTATACATCCCACCATTAAAAGGATCTACAGCAAGCCAACCAATTAACCCACCAAACACAAGGTTTCCACCAATATACCAACCATTAGCATTGGCTTTGATTGGCAGGGTAACTGGTTCGTACCCATCCTTTTCCATAGTGATCTGGTAGCTCTTTTTGCCAAAATAACTACCATCTGACTTGGCAAGAGTTACTCCTTGCGGGGTCTTGCCTTGCGCAACAATCACGCCTGATTCGTCTTTTACTTTAAAGCTCGCACCGGAAGGATTGCTGTTCACTTGCACGAGCTGTGTTTCGTCACCAACAATAGTTGCGCACCCAGATAACAATATAGCGCCAGCAACAACGCCGATAATCCTCTTCATATCAATTTCCATATTTGAAAAAACCGGAAACATCCTAATGACAAACCATTCAAATGTGAAGTAGGCAAAAGATGTTTACTTTTTTCATGGTATCCTGCTCAAAACTAAGGAGGTTGGCGTGAAGCAATTTCTTACTGCTATGTTCTTATTCATATCTTTTGGGGCTACAGCAGAGTGCTGGGTCGTTGGAGATATGCGCGGAATAAGCTATTCAGAACGAAATAATTTCCATCCGGAAGAAGATGGTTTTAGTGGAACATTCATCATTAAGACAAACGGTGAAGATGCCAGCATCACATATTCTGGGACAGATGCGGGCGGCATGGCTTACAAAGCATTGTCTAAAAACTCCATCATAGGAATCGGCGCGAATGGCGAAACTCAACGCGTTATCGACTCATGGGTAATACATCCTACTGGAACAGTTTTAATGTCAAAAACCATTTCCGGTTATGGAAATATGGATTCAACCAAAGCTTTTGTTGGAAAAGTAAAAAGAAAATGTTAGCGATTGAATCCAATTTCCCATACGTTACTGCTGTGTTGCCTCAGTAGCAAACAGCGGTCTGATGGCATTCGCAGCGTTATTTATCGCTCTTTCATAGGCTGGTGTTCCTGCTTTGGTGTTTGCCAAACGAAGAAGCATATTCCTTGCTGCTTTGGACTCATACAAGCGCATCATTGCACCAAAACCAGCCTCAAGCCCCATTGATACGCCAAGGGTCGCAGTTGCGCCAATCGTCCTTATCCTGTTGGCTTGCGATTGCCCCGTCTGAGTTACTACATTTGCGGTGTCTGACCTTGCTGTTTGCTGTAGAACTTCATGAAGAGCATCAAGCTCTTTCATGTGCTTTCCAGAAAAAATAGTGTTGTAAATTTCACCGCCTGACTGAGATTTCAGCTTATTAACTTCAGTGATGAACTTGGCTGGAGAGTCCCCGGCCTTTTCCGCTATTTTGCTGACGTAAGCTGCACGCATAGCATCTTTCCCCTTATCATCCAGTGCGCTCCAGATTCGTTTCACGTCAGATGGTTTTCTGCTTAATACAACGGTATTTATAAGTTCAGGACTGGCTTCACTGCTTGCCTTGTTGAGCTTGTTGGCAATGTTTTTATTAAGCACCTTATTATAAACGTTTGCATAATCGGAATTTGCTTTAAGGTATTTTGCTGCGTCTGATGCACCGAGGTTTTTAGCAACTGCGTTACGAAGGTCTTTTGACATTGCATTCTCTACCATATTGGTAGCTGCTTTTGCCTGGTTGGGGAAGACCATAGCATCTCCCTGAACATTAGATCTAAATGCTGTTCTGTGCTGACGCAAGAGATCAAACGTAACATCCAAATCAGTTGCAGGGTTTGCTAATTCTTCACGTAGGTTACGCAAGGATGTAAGCAGGCTTTGATTGGCAGACGTCCCAAGCCGTTCCTGTCTTGCGATCGCTGTATTCAGAGCATTCATGGTATTTGTGGTATCAACTGCGGCATTACCCATTTTATTGGTGACGTCATTGATAACAGCGCCAGCGGCATCCTTCCGCCCCCTTAACGTGGTGGTCAGAGATTTCACCACATCATCAGGGTTGTACTCACCAAAACGGTCAAAATAATTGCTTACCAGCTTACTCCGCGTTGCATATTGCTCTGCTCGCTTTGAGCCCGTCCCGAGCAAAGCCCCCTCGGCATCCTGAGTAAGGCCGCGAGTGAAAGCATTTTTCGGCGGGATAACATCAGATGTCATTGGTGTCACGCCCATCGATTCTGATGTGGCAATTTTCTTCGCCACTTCTGGCGCAATATCACCTTTTATAGCCGTTATTCCACGCCCTATTCCCTTTGCTGCTGCGGAAAGAACACCCTGAGCGGCAAGGTTAACTCCGGCATTTTTAGCTGCATTTTGTGCGAAATCGCCTTTCTGATTTGCGGCCTCTGCCAGCGATCCAATAGCCATGCTTCCTGCCGTTCCAACTCCTGGAACTAAATACCCACCAATTGTTTCACCGGCTTGTGCGTATGGGTCTGTCGGTTTGTCTACTGGACGATAAACATCATCCAAAACTTTTGGCCCACCAATCCCCTGACTGATTGCATTAATCAGACTTGCGCCACCCTGCAATACGTCAAATGGTATGTTTACCAGACCACGACCAGCCTGTTCTGCAATTTGCCCTGCACTTTGACCACCAGTGAGCCAATCGCCAGCTTGTTGCATCAATGATGGTTCTTCCCGTGTTGGTGCATTATTGGCCTGATTAACTGTTTGTTGCTGAACAGCCTGACCAGCAAAATACTCATCAATGGCGATGCCAATATCTTCGGTGCTCGTACCATCAGGAAAGATAAATGTCTTACCGTTTGCAGTTACTTTCATCATTCCACCGTAAATTGAATGCCTGATTTTGAGGTATATGATCCAACCTGATTCCGTGGTTCTCCTGAAGGTGTCGAATCTTGTGCTGGCGCTGCGTCAGTATTCAATGACATATACCGCTTAACGGCACTCCCCAATGATTCACCTTTTTTAACATCCAACCCCAATATCTGACCGCCATTACGCGATTGTCCAGGATTGCCATTCGCGCTCATCCACTCAGCTTTAAACTCATTAAACTGCGCGTTTCGTCGCTCAAGGTTTGCCATTGCATCAAGCCATCTTGCGACCGTCTCAGGGTTATCCATGTCAGTTGGCGCACCCTGCCGAACGATCTCAACGTCTTTATCCGTTGCTGGGCCGGGAGGTAGGAATTTAAGAACCTGACTGTTAACAAGGGCATTTTGGCGAATGCGCAAATCACGCAATGTCGTATCGCTTCCGGTAAGTTTTGCGAACATGTTCTGTGCGTTACCGAACAAACCTGTCGTTGGTTTTTCTGCTCTGAACTGTTGAGCAAGCGCACTCATGGAATTGGCTGAGTTTGATGATGCTGTGGCATTGTTTACAGCCGTCTCGATGCCTTTTTCCATATTTACTGACAGCTTAGGTGCTTCGCTAATCAACTGCTGAGCCTTTTCCTGCGCTTGCTGCATCTTAAACCCGAACTCTTGCTGATCCAGAGCCAAGCGTTGTGCTGCGATATTGTGCCCAGTCATTGCTGACTGATAGGAAAGGTTTTGCCCTCTCGCCTGAAGTGCCTCGCCAGCCTGATTGCTGCGGATTGTCTCTGCCAGCCTGCCTCGGTCAATTTCACGACCAGCCATCTTATCCTGAACAGCAAACGCCTTTTCTGGTCCAAGAGCACCGAGAGACATAGTAGTCAGCATGTGTGATAGCTGCTCTGGATTCTGGATACCTGTCTGAATCATCCAGTCAGCATTAGCACCAACGCGATTTAACCTGTCCTTGTTGTCAGTAATGAATTTACTGTAGGCTTCCGGTCCCTGAGAAAGAGCGACGTTAGCCCTCATGGCTAAATCGCCCATATCGTTGCGTTGCTGCTCATTAAGACCGGAAAACGCCTGTTGTGCCTGCGCAACAAACGCTGGATTTTCCTTGGCAAACTTAAATAGTCCCGATGGATCACCAGAAGCCCATGCATCAGCGTGAACCTTATTGAACGCACTAATCGCTTTCTGTTGCTGTTCCTGATTGTAAATATCAGCAACTCCAGCCAGACCACGTAACGCGGTCAGACCAACGTTATTTGCACCTGAGCGAGCCAGTTCATTGTTTTCGCGGATCAGACCAAGCGTTGCGTTAATGTCGCTTGCCTTTGGCGCATTCTCATTTTGCGTACCGATGCCAGCCAGAAAACCACCAGAATTAATACCCTGTTGCCACGTAGCCATTGATTACCCCTTAATAAAGCAGTGAATCAAGCAGACCGATACCAGCACCGATACCAGCACCCCACGGAGTTGATGAACCAATTAATTTCGCAAGTCCAGCCCCAGCAATAGCACCAGACGCACCTCCGCCAATAGCAGATTGCATTGCTGATGGTCTGTTGGCATTTGCCGCTGCAAGAGCCGCACTTTGCTGCGAAATCTGACTCATGTTGTTGGCATATGTCTGCCCGGCGTTTGCCTGACCTTGCAGTGCGCCAAGACCAATATTTGCCAGATTCTGGTAGTTGTTCATCTGACCAGATAGCCATTGCTGACCAAGCGTTGGTGCGATTGTTGCTAACTGATTACCGGTTGCAGTGGAACCCAATCCACCTGTTGCTTCCGCTGCCGCCAGACTCTGATAGCGAGCCTGACCAGCAAGATCTTTGTACTGCTGAGAGTTGTAATACTGGTTAAGTGCCTGACCTTGCCCTTCCAGAGACGATAAGTTCTCGAGGCTGCCGACATACTTATCAGCCAGAGGAGTAAACAGCTTCAGGTTGTTCATGATGGTGTTGAACTGCTGATTTTGCAGGTCTGCGGCATACTTCTGAGCTTCTGCTGCATACTTTGCGCTTTTATCGGAGCCACCTTTCCCGCCTTTTTCAGGGCACCAAGGTTCCTCGCCGCGCAGTTTTCTGCCCAGCTTAAATGCATATAACATGGCTATCTCCCGTGATTCAGGAAGTCGATTAGTTCTTCGCGTGTTGCGCTGTAAAACGTCACGTCATCCACGCCTTTGAAGTATTTCTTGATGGTTCCTACACGCTTAAGGCCAATCATTGCGCAGTACATCTGACCGTGGCGGAATTTGCGCGCAGCGAACGATGTGACGCACTGAACGGTGGTGTTAGTCAGAATGTATCGCCAGAACGCCAGCCCGATTTCCTTGCTGAATCCACGAACCTCTGGCAGGTACATGGCGTGGCAATCAAAGGTCAAAGGCTGAATCTCCTGATAGTAAACAATGCCGCCGAACTGCCCGTGCACGTTCACCTCGAAGTAACGGCATTCAGGCTTGTAGTCGTATCCATCACCGTTGTTGCTCCCGGCGATAATGTCGGGGTGATTTCCCACGGCTTCTATCAGGTCGATGTTTCGCGTTGGTTTGAACTGAATCATCACTGCTCCGCGATTATCTTGATGGTTGTGGCAGTAAACGCCGCACCATTCGACTGAATGGTTAACGTACTGCCATTTGTGGCAAGAAATCCGTCTTTATCCACGCTGAAGAACGTAGCTAACAGGATGTTATCGGTCGTTGTCGCCGAGTTGCGACTGCTTACCAGTGTGTCAGGAACAGAGCCGGAAAATGTTAGTTGCATTGACCTGTTGGCGGTTCCGCTGGGCCACGTCCCGACGATCGACAGCTTGAAGAACAAGGTTTTGTTCTCGTTGAACACAACCATCTTGTTGTTAACGGTGTCGAAGAATGGTGCCAACGTGCCGGATGACGGCGTGAGCGTTTTCAGCAGGCTAACAAGGTTGGTCGGCGCTGTCGGGATGGTTACAGATACGCCAGAGTAAACAACCTCTGACTTCTTGCGTGTGGTTGCATACTCCAGAGCATCAATGCGCGTTTCATGGTCTGAAACCTGCGATTCCAGCGACTGAACTCTGGTATCAAGCGACGCAATATCGCTTTCATTCTTAGTGATTCGTGTTTCATGTTCCTGAAGAGTTGATTCTGCCTGGCTGATTCGCTCCTCATGATTAACAAGCGTTGCTTCCGCAGCAGAAATTCGCTGCTCATGGTCAGCGAGAATCACATCCTGCTCATCGTTCCTTACCTGCGCGTCATAAGCGCCCTGACCAGCCTGATTTGCCTTCCCGGCAATTGCGCCAACATCAGCACCCTGATTTATGACATACAGCAGGTAAGACTGGCTGAATATATTGCGTGGCAAAATTGAAGCATCAAGGCGCGCAGCCTGAACCGCGACAGGATCATTCAGTGATGAATCCGCCATTACTCAATCCTTATCTGGCAGCCAGACAGAGTGACAGGTGACTTCGTGATAACGCGCAATTTGAAGCCGACATTTTTCCTGATTCGCCCGACACGCTTCCACAAAACGCGCTTGTCGTAAACGAACGGTTCATTCTGCTCAATCATCTGCTCACGTCCCCAGTTGATGCCGTCAGTGGTTGCAGAGAGGAACAGGCGGTCAGCGTACTGAGCGACACCAGTCGATGATTCAACTTCCAGATCAAAACATCTGGCGTTCTCAGCTTTGAAGAGTGGTGTAAACAACAGGTGTTCTTGCTGTAGCCCATACTGGCTGCTGATATCGAACTGCAATTTGCCGGTAACAGATTCCAGCTTATCGCCGCACGTTATCTGATTGCCTTCGTAAATGAAGTCGATAGCGCGGTACACATCGTCATACAGGCCTGTTTTCAGTACACACCATTGCGGACCATTGGCGCTTGAAGATGCGTCGTACACGAGGACGTGACGCGTAAGATGGATAATCAGCAGTTCATGCGCATCAAATCGCAGCGATTCCATCACACCATCAGCCAGTTCATCAGCAGTGTAGGAGCGTAGTATTTTCTCAATGCTCGCGCTGGCGATTGGTGATACCTGACCGGAACCGATGATATACACAGACGGCGCACCTGTTGCCGGATTGCTGATGAACGCATACGAATCAGCGAATGGCGTTTTGCAGTAAGTCCCGGCGATGCCTTTTTGCACCATCAGCGATGGCTGTGCGACATACAAAGCGGCACCAACAGTGGTTGCACCTGTCAGGGAAAAATATTCAATCGTCGATGAACCAAAACAGACGATGAAGTCTCGCCATGTTCCGATGCCGATAATACCGTCAGGCTGAGACTCGGCACGATATTGTGCACTGTATCGGTCAGGGTGCGATTCGTCTTCAAGGTCAGTGATAAACCATGAATCAGTTCCGTCTTTTGACCACGCATAACGCCCACGTAAGCGTGTAATGTCGCGGACTGAACCTAACTCATACTGAGTGAATCCGCTGTCTGTAGGCCAGTTTGAGACTGTTTTAACCGTGCCATCATAGCGATACTCGACCAGTTGACCATTAACGCCTACCGCCTGTGATGTTCGACCATGCGCCATTGATACGCGACCACTTCCGGAGACGTCACCGACTTCGCTTTCGCCTTTGTAAAGCTTCCCACCACACACGCGATAAACAGCACTCTGCGCCATGTTGTACTCGACGCCGCGAGATACACCGTTCACATCAGAACGTTTGGCAATGCCAGGGAATGAGCGAAGATATCCGCTGCTGTTGAGGATTTCTTTGGGTGTAGCCAGCATATTCACTGGCAGATAGTCGATATAGTCGGCGTTTCGAAAGTCTTTGCCGACACCTTTCATAAGCGGAAGTTGCTGAATCGGCATTTATTCACCTCACGTACTCGGATCATCTTTCTCGATGTAAAACCGATTCCACGTAAACGCGCTTTTGTTACCACTACCGCGAGGCATGTCATTTCGCCGCTCAAGTGGTGGTATTTTGGTTAAAGCGATGCAAATTGTCTGGTATGCACTGTCAGCAGCGGTAAGGAGAGCGTCTGACGGCTGAATGACGTTATCCATGCACACTTGCACAGCGAGTTTCAAGGCGACGCCATCATTTGCCCATGCAGGGATACCTGAATCATCGTCAGGTAACGGCATGATGCCGTTTTCTGTATCAGCAAACTGATATCCAAGCTCGATACCTTTAGCCTGCCATGCTGCCATCATGTCTTCGAGGTCATTAATGGCATCTTCAATTGCCTGAGGGTCAGCATCTGTCAACGTGGCATTGGAATACAGCCCGGCTTTTCGTAAAGCCTTAAGAACGAGATCACCCTTCGTTTTCGCCATCTTCTTCCGCCTTAGCCACTTTATGCTTCGTTGCGGTTTCTTCAGGAGTTTTTACCCAGCCTTTTTTCAGGTGAGATTTAACTTCTTCGTCATCAACAATGATGTAATCGACAGCAAACTGACCGCAGGTGATCATGTTGCCAGGCTTATAGAGCATTGTTCGTGCCATTGTCTTCTCCCAATAAAAATGGGGCCGAAGCCCCACCAAAATTACTGCCCGGCAATAACGATGCCCGTATATTCAGGAACCAGTACAGAGCAACCGTACAGAGTGGTGAAACGCGCAGTGGTTACACCTTTGATGTGGTCGAAGGCGTAAGACATGATCAGCGTAGCGCCCTGCTCGGTGGTTGCTGTCATTACCTGTGGACCCTGACCAGTCGGGAACGCCAGTTTGCCGTACATCAGCTCAACAGAACCATCAGCCCAGAACAGGTTAGCAGGTGCTGCGTTCTTGTTGAGAATGGTGATTGCTGCTGATGCTGCCGGCTTGGCATCGACGTTTGCATATGGACGACTCGCAACATCGGCATTTTCAACAGGGAGAATCTTTGGAGAGATTGTTACGGTAGTTCCGCTAACAGCCAGAACACGGAATACCTGCGGTTGCCCGGTGGTATCTTTTGTGATCTGGTGTACGGAATTCACACCGGCAATGGTGAACGCATCACCAACCTGCAAGCCAGATGCAGATACCGTAATAGTCCCCTGTCGGTTATCAACTGGCATACCATTTAAATCTTTCGCTTCAACCTTGTGTTCAGGTTGGTCTGATACTGTCAAGGATTCAGTGCTTCCTTTCGGTAATCGACCAAAAATATCGGTCTTGTAGCTATCAAAGGAAGCAACCGGAGGGATCTGCGCTTTTTCGTATGCTGTCAGGGTTGCGCCCTGAGCATAGGCACGGTGACCAAGCTCGCCTGCAAGATCTTTGTAGTTGAAGGGGTTCCAGAAAGAGCGACGGTTGATGCCCTGAGGTACACCAATCGCCGTCATGGTGGCATCAATGCCTGCCGCACAGTTCCACAAATCACGGCCCTGTGTACCTGTGGTTGAGTCAGCCATCGTGATCACGTTAGTAGCACGCTGCGTGACCATGGAAATCAGGTCAGAGTCAATCTGTGCAGCAAGGCGCATACCTGCGGCGCGACCAGCTTCATTTTTATGTTCCGGGTCACGCATTTCACGCGCATCCAGAGTGTACAGAATGTTTTTCGGCTCCTTGAACACAGAAGGAACAAGGCGCTGAACCAGTGCTGTTGGCGTTTTGCTGCTGAGGTCGAGGCCTTCCTCAATGTTCATGTGGTAATGCTGCGGACGATACAGAACATCACCTGCTCGCTGCATTGCTGTATCACCGGGACGGAATTTTTTAGCGTTACGGGAAACTACGCAGGCGGCCTCAAAGCCTTCAACGTAGTTTTCGAACATGATTTCAAGGTCTTTTGCTAATTGGTTAGCCATGCTTAATGCTCCGATAGGTTATTTTTTTGCCTTTTTAGCGGCGAAATACGGCGTCCAGTCACCAGTTTCCAGCGCCTTGGCTTTCAGTTTGTCGAGGTTATTGATTACTGCGCCGTTGCTCCCCTTAACTGTCGGGGTTGTGGCTGCCGTGGTTTTTGCTTTTGGCATGATTCTGGCCTTCGATTCGATACGTTCCAGCAGACGACCAATTGCTACGGGGTTGGTAGCTTCTGCCAGTTGCTTGCGCAGTTCAGCGTTGCGACCGAGCGCCAGAACAACGATTTCCGGCTTCTCTGACTCAAACAGGATCGCGTTTTGTGTCTCGATGGGAATTTCCTCGAGTACGGCCTGCTCAGCTTCCTGATAGCCAGGAACTTTGAGAGCCTTAACACGTTGCTGATATTTGGATAATCGCTCTTGATAGGCAGCCTGAAGCTCCTGCTCCTTCTGCTTGCGAGCCATCTCCTGTTGCTGGTACTTGCCGTTATCCTCTGCCCACTTAGCCATGCGTTGCTGGTAGATTTCTTCATCGAAACCGATGTCCTCATCATCCAGTTTTGGCATTCGCGGTGGTTGAGTGATTACCGGCTGCTGCTCGACGGGTTTCTGAGACTGACGCATCAGCTCTTTCAGCTCACGGTCTTTCTCTTTAATCGTCTTGCGCAGGTGTTTTACCAGTCCATGCTCTGCGCCATCTTCGCTGGTTGGCGAATCCAGCTTTTCGTCACCAAAGTAGAATTCCTGTTCTGATTCGTCGTCATCAGTTTCAGTAGCTTCCTCTGCATCATTGCCGGAGGACTCACTGCCATCTTCTGTTTCGACTTCTTCAGCCAGTTCGACATCATCAGGAATCTGCTCTGACGCGTCGGTTTCGATTTCAACTTCTGGTGTGTTTTCTGCCATCTGGTCCATTTGTTACCCCTGTTTACTCGATGTTCAGCCCATCGGAAGGCAATAGGGTGCCAGGCCTCATAAAGACAGCCATTGCACGTTATGGGTTAATTACTGCTGTGGTTGTTGCTGAGTTGATTTTTGCAGGATGCTGCTGATGTCCATGCGCTGCGCATGGCCCTGTGCCTGACTTTTCAGGACAAGCTCTGCATCAGCACGGGCATTATCTCCTTGCTGTTGCTGGAACTGTCCGAGCAGTTTCAGAGCCTCGCGGATATCAGATTTCTGCTGACTATCGGCAGATGCGAGTATTTTCACAACATTTGCCGCTGCAACCTGAGCATCAGTCTGTGCCTGGAATGCTTTAACCTGAATGGCTGCCTGTTCGTTCTGCGCTTTCTGCAATTCAGCCTGACCAGCAAGAAGCTGACCTTGCGCTGCAACCATAGCCGGATCTGGCTGACTGGCCTGTTGTTGTTTCGCCTGCTCAACCATCTTCTGTTCTTCTGGTGTTCTCGGCTTGATAACTCCAGACAGAAGCAACTGATTGCGGTTGTATTCTTTAAGGTCGTCCATCCCTTCGCCGTCCATATTGTCGAGAATCATCGACGATACAAGGTCGTGCTTCGGCGTTCCTGGTGGGATAAGTGCCAGCATGGAAAGTAACGACTTAACCGTTGCATCACGGCGAGTAGCGAACGACTGACCGACATCGACAGTCACTTCATAGTTGCCCTGCGAAAGGTCATTAAGAGCGATAACCTGGCCTGTCTGACGGTCAACCACTTCACCAGTCATCAGCGCCACGTCATCGCTGCCGTCCTCATTAACGATACGCATCGGCGTATCACTGCCATAGACCTCACGTGCCATAGAAAGCCACACGACGCCAGCGCGACGCATGGATTTAGCCATGTTGTCCATGTAGATATAGGACTGCGTATCCATCCGGTTAAAGATGCTATCAACGGTATCGGTGGCGACGTTGCTCGGCATGTTCTCAATCTGCGACGCACCTGTAATTTGCTGAATAGCCGTTCCGGTGTACTGCAATAGCCCAGCAAGAGCAGGAGGCATTTGTGTCGGAGGTGTATAACTACTTACCTGAGCCTGCGCAGTAATATCGCCGTTTTTGTTTTTCAGACTGACCATCGGCAGGAACGCCGGGCGCTTTTTGTTGCGCTCCGCCCAATGAGTGGCGAGAGGACCAGGAATCATGTCAACATCAACTACAGGAATGCCATCACCGCCAGCCTGAGTAGCGTTATCTGCAATCATAGAAACCATCAGGTTCTCAAGACGCTGTGCATCCATCGCTTTTGCTGCGTGACCTTCGATTCGCTCCTGATTATCAACAAATGAGCGACGCCCATATACCGGGATGAGTGGAATATGTTCGCCTGGAATACGCTTCGGTTCTTCCAGCCATTCAGCGCCAGACAGAAGTCCGCAATAAACGCGGCGCTTCTTCACCGTTCGCTCGCCAATCAGTTCGAATGCACCATCGGTCAGCTCGTCGACAATATCTTTGATTTGCTCTTCATCATAGATTGCCGTTTCTCCGCTAACAGGGTTGCGCCACGCCGTGAGCTTCACCTTCTCTATGCGGACTTCGTAGTAACGTCCAACATAGATGGCATCGGGCGTTGACCAGTCATACTGAGTACCAGTGTCATCACGAGAAAGACTTGCTGCGATGGAATCAGGGTATTCAGCCTCGAACGCTTTAGGCGTCATGGAGAACATTTCCATAGCCCACATAGCATCAGAGCGGTCATATTGCTTGCTGTCCTGATCGAAGAAGACGCATGTCGCCGGGTCGTAAACAGGAAGAAGGCTGATGCGTCGCTGCTCGTTACTTGGGTCCATTTCATCTTCGTAATCGGCACACATGCGGAAACAACCAAATCCGCCTGTTACAGCATCATCAAATGCGTTATCACACGCTTCGCCACCGGATGTTTCCTGATAGTCAGCGCGGAATTTGCCGTTCATCTTTTCGGCTAACGCTTCCGATGCCTTATCGTCCTTCGGCCTGAATTTAACGCTGATGCGATTCTGTCGATACTCGCCAATGATGCGATCACATTCACGGGAAATCTTATTCAGTTCAAAGCGCGGGTAATGCTCAAACCTGCCCTCATCAAATGAGTAACCAGCGTTTGTACTGCCTTCCCACTGTGCGCCGGACACCCGGACGAAACGTTGAGCCTCAATAATCTGCTCACGCATATCCTGCGTTGCTGACCAGGCATTATCAAAGTTGCACAGCACCTTGCGATGCCAGTCAGTCATCTTTTTTTCTGCCATATCAACCTACACCACAAGGAATTGAGTAACTGGAATAGTCGGGTTGCGCAGCCGACTCCGGGCAATGCATACACATCATCAATGCATCAGCCAGGTTAGGAGATGGAATACCGAGCTTCTGCTTCATTTCGACCTTAGTCATAAGCTCCAGCTTCCCGTTGTTATTGAATTTGCGCTGAATCTGCGTCAGTTCTGCAAACAGCTTCTCCAGCATCTTCTCGCCTATTGCTTCTTTGTCGAAACTCAGCATGTCGTCGGGGTCTGCATACTCACCGTGGACAACCGCCCGATATGTCAGATAAAGCCTGTCAGCCAGCGCGTAATAGAATTGCGCTCGCTTATTGCGGAACACATCACCAATAGTGCGAACGTTGTCGCCCTGTACGACTTCATCAGCCCATGCTCCGGCCTGATACGGTGCATCTTCATCGAATGGCGATTCGCTGCCCTTGAACATCGTGGCGGTGATTTTCTTGCCGGAGAACGCTTCCGTTGTCTGTCTGCGTAGCCCGGCACCAACACCATCACCATCCCACAGGTAATGGTCAGCGCCGTCTTCAATCGCCAGCGAAGTAGCCCAGTCAGCACCCTCGTTGATGTCCATCAGCAGGCCTTCGGCAATGCGCTTAACAACCGAACCGTGACGCGATGCATAACCTTTAGCATCCGGCCCTGTATCTGACGGGTCATGTGCAGAAACAACAGCGCCTTTCGCTTTCCATCCTAGTTTCTTGTGCGCATCGGTTGCGGCTTCAAGCCATTCACGTTTGATGATTGCCATATCACTTGCGCTTACTGGCTCACCAAGCCAGATGTGACGATACAGGGTCGGATTTCTGCGTTTACACTCTTCCATCTCCAGACGGAGAACTTCAGGAAAGTGCGGGTTGTCGGTGTAGTTCACCGTCAGCAGGCAAATATCATCTGGAGGATTTACGACGAATCGCTGATAGGTATCGTCGAGGATGTTTTTCGGGTTAAAGCTCACCCATATTTCGGAAAATGGCTTGCGGATGGTTGGTATCAGGATATCCCATGATTCCTTCGTTACCGCTTCCGCTTCCTCCACCCAGCAGATATCAATGCCTTCTAGCGATTTAATCTTCGTCGGGTTGTTTTTGATGCCGTAGAACATGAATTCAGCATTCGTTCCGAGATGACGAATCATTGAACGCTGAATTTCAAACTCAGCCGAATACCCTTCCCGCTCTATGGTGTCTTCAAGCAACCGGATTACCGAATCGCTGATACTGTTTTGCAGTTCACGAGCGCAGAGAATACGCACAGGCTGCCGACGCGCCGCTTCAACAAGCAGCCTCGCAATTGCCCATGACTTACCGCTACCTCGACCGCCTTTGGCGACTTTGTAGCGATGCGCCTCAATGAACGGTTCAAAGATAGGATTAATCGAGGTCATTTTCCGAATAGAGTGCTCATCGGTGATGTTTCAATCTGGATTGCGCCGCCGTCTTTGCCGACAAGCTCATTAGTTACCTTGTCGCCATACTTACGGGGATTCATTCTGGCCAGCGCCCATTTGCGGGTATCAACGCGAAGTCTTGCCTTTGCCACCTCGGCGGCATCAGGGATTACGTCGTCAGCAATTTCGAATATCTCTTCGAAAATAGAGTCGGCCCGAGTCTCTGTTGCCTTCGCGTACTGGTCACGAAACTCCTGATGTTCAGCCAGCCAGCGAAAAACTGATGTTTTGCTCGGCATTCCTGGGCGTTCGCAAACTTTGCGCAGACTCTCACCGGAGGAAAGCAATGCGCAAATGTCATTAGCCACCTCCGGCATATAATCAGAGGGGCGACCACCTTTCTTTTTCTCAGTCGCCATATTGATTATTTCCCTTCTGCTTGCTTATCCCATTCATCGCGGAATTTGGATGGGTTGTCGAAACCTTGAGTTGCCATGTTTATGCTCCGGTAGTGAACAGGTCTAACGCTTCCTTCGATTTACGCACCGCTTCGATAGTGCGGGTCGTGATATCTGAATTAGCGCCGCCTGACTGGAAGTGAATTTTGAATAGCTCAAGCTTCAACTCGTCAGTGCCAATGAACTGAAATGCTTCTTCTGCGGCTGCGTTCTGGTTCATGACCAGTTTGTAAATCTCTAACTGGAATTTCTGTTCTTCAGTCATGGGAATAATCTCTGCCATTGTTGGCTCCGTTTATCCGTTAAAAGGGATATCAGTTAAGTTATCCCGTGTAGGGTATAAGCCATTACCAAAGCCACTCTGTAGGGAATGGCTTTTGTGATGGCAATAAAAAAGGCCGCCTGAGCGACCTGTTAGTTGTTCACAACTTCCATTGAAGGTCCAGCATGTCGAAAAATGATCCGCATTTAGGGGGATTTTCTATTCTTGCCCTCTCTTCAGCCGCTTTGTAATAAGCCATTGGTCTTTTCACACCATCAGCACCAGTGATGTATTCAACGCCTTCCTTCGGATCTTTGTTCACGGAAACCATCGCAACCTCTTCCACTTGTTTATCATCGATTCAGCGGATGTCTTTCCATCAGTCCGCCACCACAAAGAATCTTTTTTGCCATAAGGCAGGGGGTTCATCTTTCAGTGGCTGCCAGTGTTATTTCCCCACTTACTGGCTTGGGTTGTTTCGCTGTACTGCCGTAACTGGTTGCCCAGAATAAATTCCGGTTTCATTATCAAGCCCACCCGTAGATAGGCTTTGTAATGAACTGGCTCTTATCTCAACGCAGCCCCTTACCGCGCGCCAGATGCTCAACTTCAAGCATCAGCAATGAGATGTTTAATCTGGATTCAATCCAGAAGTGTTCACCACCCTGTCTACAGAGCCAGATGTGAAGGATGATGAGTAAAATTATCGCTATCATCGAAGGCATTGCGTCCTGATGTATTCCTGAAGCGTTCTCAGTGCTGTTTGGTCGCTGATGATTCCGTCCCGGATACCGAGAACGTTTCGTCCAGCAACTGGAGAGAGTTCGACGGTGGCATCATTGCCCATGCCGGAGGCGCCGGAGGTTTCGGCTGAGGATGGCACAGGGCATTTTCCTTTGACGAGCACCCTGCCACCATTATCAAGCTTGCGACGAAGAGCATCATTTTCAGCTTTCGCATCAGCTAACTCCTTCGTGTATTTAGCATCGAGTACATCAGCAGCACGCTGGCGTTGCTGCATGTCAGTAATGGTGGCGGTCGCCTGCTTCAGCTCACTGACTTTTTTATCTCGCTGCTCTTTGTAGGCGATGGCATTATCACGGTAATGATTAACAGCCCATGACAGACAGACGATGATGCAGATAACCAGAGCGGAGATAATCGCGGTTACTCTGCTCATACCTCAATCTCTCTGACCGCTCCGCCAGCCTCTTTGAATTTTGCAATCAGGCTGTCAGCCTTATGCTCGAACTGACCATAACCAGCCCCCGGCAGTGAAGCCCAGATATTGCTGCAACGGTCGATTGCCTGACGGATATCACCGCGATCAATCATCGGTAAAGCGCCACGCTCTTTAATCTGTTGCAGTGCCACAGCGTCCTGGCTTTTCGGAGAGAAGTCTTTCAGGCCAAGCTGCTTACGATAGGCATCCCACCAACGGGAAAGAAGCTGGTAGCGTCCGGCGGCTGTTGATTTGAGTTTGGGGTTTAGCGTGACAAGTTTGCGAGGGTGATCGGAGTAATCAGTGAATAGCTCTCCGCCAACAATGACGTCATAACCATGATTTCTGGTTTTCTGACGTCCATTATCAGTTCCCTCTGACCACGCCAGCATATCGAGGAACGCCTTACGTTGATTATTGATTTCCACCATCTTCTACTCCGGCTTTTTTAGCAGCGAAGCGTTTGATAAGCGAACCAATCGAGTCAGTACCGATGTAGCCGATGAACACGCTCGTTATATAAGCGAGATTGCTACTTAGTCCGGCGAAGTCGAGAAGGTCACGAATGAACCAGGCGATAATGGCGCACATCGTTGCGTCGATTACTGTTTTTGTAAACGCACCGCCATTATATCTGCCGCGAAGGTACGCCATTGCAAACGCAAGGATTGCCCCGATGCCTTGTTCCTTTGCCGCGAGAATGGCGGCTAACAGGTCATGTTTTTCTGGCATCTTCATGTCTTACCCCCAATAAGGGGATTTGCTCTATTTAATTAGGAATAAGGTCGATTACTGATAGAACAAATCCAGGCTACTGTGTTTAGTAATCAGATTTGTTCGTGACCGATATGCACGGGCAAAACGGCAGGAGGTTGTTAGCGCAGCCTCTTGCCACCCGCTTTCACGAAGGTCATGCGTAGAATGCCGCAGCGTAACTATCACTGATGAATTCAGGATAGCCAGTGGCTACGGCTCAGTTATGGTGCTGGTTAACGGACTTGAACCGCTACCCATTCGCTTACAAGGCGACTGCTCTACCATTGGAGCTAAACCAGCATATTTGGCGGGACAGCGTGGACTCGAACCACGATAAGAAGGTTAACAGCCTTCCGTAATGACCTTTATACGACTGACCCAAATAAAAAAAGCCACCGTTGCAACTTAAGAGTCACTAACGGCAGCTTATGCCAATAGTGTTGCTCATTTGCTCAATGATGTCAACACGTTCTATGCTACATGTTTAATTTTCTCTACACGTTTCCGATTTTTAAACGCACTATCCAGAACCGGGTAAATCATAAACAACGAGGCATTAAGGGTTTCGTCAACTTCCCGTCGACAGGTTGCGAGCGATGGTTTTTGAATGCGCCCGCCGCCACGGCATAACATCTTGCGAGGTCTTGCGACGCGATGATAGTAAGATGCAATGGCGTGCTTGGAAGAGCCATGAGCGTAGTAGCTGAGGAGGATTCCAAAGGCTTTCTTGTCAATGTACATGACGGAATCGACGACCTGAGAAATCAACATTCCATCATCATCATTACACATTGGCCTTGTCATAACTCTTCCCGGCTCTACGCTCTCCATGAACTTCGCTATTACGCTGCTCATGCGCTTTTCCAGACGACCTGAATAAACCCATGCGCCCCACAGTTCAAGCCAGCCATTCAGCCAATCGTGCTGTTCTTTGGTGAGGTTTAGTTCTCTTATGCTCATCGTCTTCCCCTCTTGCCCTGTTTGACCATCAGGACGCCGTTAACTATTACGTGACGCTCGCCTTTGCTGTCTCGGTTGTACTTGAGCACTGTCCCTCTTGCGCAGGAAGGCATCCTCGCCACTTCGGTCTGATTGCCTCGTGTCTGGATAAGAAGCTCTGGTATCGTTTGAATTGTGGCGTTCATACGTTCTCCAGTTCGGTGATTTTTATTCCAAGCCGTCCGCCTGGCACTTTCACACCACGAATTACGCGAATGTCATCGAATTGCTCGTCGTCTTCCGCAAATCCGGCGTGGATAAGGGAGTCGAGTAAACCTTTCAGGATGTTGTCGAGGTCGCGGCGGCGGGAGTCTGGAACGTCTGCGATGACTTTGATACGGAGTCGTGATTTGGTGAAAATGTCTAACTTGAGTTGGCGGATGATTTGCTGAACGTCTTTTCGGTATTTCTGGCCTTTATCGCTTATGTAATATTGGCTTCCCCGTCTTCGCCAGTAGGTATTCACCGACGGCGGGTATGGAAGCACAAACTGATATTCGTTCATGACTTAATCTTCCCCTCCCTCAGCAGTATCGCCTGCGTTCTGATCACGCCTTCGAGGTGGTAAAGTCTGGCGTCTTTGTTGTCGAGATTATGGGTGCGTCGGTCGATTTCATCGTGACACGCACTACAAGCCCATGCACCGATCAGGTCGTCAGGCTTCATTCCCGTTCCGCAAATTCCAGCCATCCGGTAATGTGCCAGAACTGTAGTTTCAGGATTGCCATTGCATACGCCGTAAATACGTACCTGGCATTCTCTGCCGCGTGCTTCTTTGCGTAGGTTAGCCATTAAGCAGCCTCCCCTGTTACTTTCAGCATTCCGTTATCGAGCAACTTTCTGGTCAGCCACTGTTGACCGCGCCCGGTGATTTTTGTGGTGAACGATATCTGTATTCCGTGATTTGTGTTGACCGCTGTTTCTTTCACTGTGAAATAGCCGCGATCCATATATTCCTGCATTGGCACATTGCGCCGGGAACCTGAAGCAATAAGGATTTTGTGATCACGCATCCACGCAAACAGTTTGTTTTGACCAATACCAACAACCTTTGCAAAGTTCCCAATCAAAATTCCGCTGGCCTCGCCAACGCGATCGGCAAACTCAACTTTAGGTGCGACAATTGCGAGCTGGTTTTCCAGTTGCATTTTCTGCTCAGCAAGATCGGCAGCAAGGCGCAACGCTTCCGGTAGCGTTTTGGGGATATTAACTGCAGCTTCTTCAAGCTCTCGCCAGCGGTCAACAAGGCGAGCGGTGAACTCTGGCGACAACTGGGCAACAACGACAATACTGTCTCGCTTACCTTGTTCGCCCTCGAAGACGTAATGCTCGTACTGAACATGGAACCCTAAGTTATTGATTCTTTCGGAAACCTCAATTTGAGGAAGCCGGATAACACCATTTTTAGCCAGCGTTTCGATGGTACGTTTCACATTGTCATGACGCTTACCCACCAACTCAGCGATTTCAATGCTTGTCATTTTGATGGCATTGCCATTTATTAACTCATTCATCGTCTTCTTCCTCGTACATTGAGCTATTCGGATCGCTCATCAGTTCTGCGCAGCAATCTGAGCACACGTGAACTTCCAGCACATGCAGCTTCTGACCGCAGTTAGCGCACGTTAAAGCTCGCTCGACGCTTTCTTTCTGGTATTGAAGGGATTGGGATGGGCTAAGCATGGCTTTCACCATTAAAAAGTCGCTTGTAAGCATCAATGTCTCGTTTTGCTTCACCGAGCTTTCGTCTTAATTCCATGTTTTCTGATTCAAGCTTTTCCATGTCTTGTTGGTATCGATCGCGGTGTTCTTTCCATGCTTTTCGATACGCCTTCATGTATGTCGTTTTGGCCTTTCTCTTTGCCTGACGAACAGCGTGATGGTTTTCTACAAACCACTCAGGGTCGTTAAATGCTGCTCTGGCGCATGTAGACAAATAATTTGCTGCCTCCCTGTTTAGCCAACAAATACTGATAAATGGCAACTTGATAAGCACCATTTTTCGTTGAGACTCTTTCTCGCCAAACATGTGCCATTTTTTGATGCTAAGGCCAAATCCAGGTTGAATTAAAAGCATTGTCATTTCCTCGCACGATATCTTAGCCACCGGATATCCCACAGGTGAGCTGTGTAATTGAAGGTTTTTACGTCAGATTCTTTTGGGATTGGCTTGCGTTTATTTCTGGAGCGTTTCGTTGGAAGGTATTTGCAGTTTTCGCAGATGATGTCGGTGAAACTTCGTCGCTGTCGCCTCATGCCGCCCTCCTGACGCCCTGCCCGATCGCCATCAATGCCGCTTTGGATACGGTAGTAAACATCCGTCGAGGACTGATGAACGGTCGCCAAATCAGCAGCATGGAGCCTTTGCTGTTTCCCTTCTTCTCCAACCCTGTCGATGGTTCGATAAAATTAATCCGTCCATCAGTGATAATGCGAACTTCGTCGACACTCTCCAGAGCCTTGCTGAACCATCCGACTGACATATCCTCTGGCACAAGCATAACTACCGTATGTCGCTGTTGTATGCACTGCTCAGCGGCTTTTTCCACCCACGGTCTGATATTGCTGTACGGTGGGTTATTCCAGATTGCACCGTGGCTTACCCACTCAGAATTGAGCGCGTCGTCGGCCTCAGTTAGCCAGTGAGCACACAGAGCATTTTTGTCGCTCGCTGCCGAATCCAGCCAGAATCCAAACTCAATATCCAGTGCATCAAAAAGCCAAAGCGGCGTTTGCCAGCAGTCCTTGTCGTGTGCCGGCGTATTTGATTTGATAGTCATGCAGCCTTCCCTTTTCGTTGTGACCATTCATACTCTCGCCGGGAGTCATCACTCCACCGCACGTTGCGCTCTGAGCCGAACCAGAACATGATTTCGATAAGCTCAGTCATGCTGGCCTTTCGCATTTTGCTGGTACGCACGCCAAGCATGACAACGCCACCGTCGATACCAGGAACACTTCGTTGCTCCAGTTTTTTGGTCTTAAGCCACAGGGCAGTGAACAGGTCTTTCCAGTCTTCCGGTGCCAGCCGTTGACCATGCCATAGCACCTGACGCGAAACATCGTTCAGCATCGGCCACATACGGTCATTCTGCGCTTTGCTGCGTTTGGGTTCTTTAAGGTGGACTTCGTGGGGTGACTTGTCGTCGATGGGAAGTGAGAGTATTGCGTCTATGGCGTTATTTCTGATTGCTTCGTTGCGAAGCATGTATATTTGCTTCATCGAAATTCTTCTCTTTAATTCCAGCGGATCTGATAGCTTTCATTACTGCAATTACCGTTTTGTCTCTCCCATCCTCATAACCCATCGCATAAGCACCTTCTTCACCATCTTTCCAAAAGTCGTCATTCGATTCGGGCCAGTCGATATCCAGTTCAATAGCTGCTCGCGATGCCTGCCATGCCTCCCATGCAATCTCGACCTTGATGTGCATAATCTTCATCACGTCACTTGAAACGTGATATTTGTTTTTAAACCATTCTTCAAACTGCTTTCTTGATTCGTCCATATCACTCTCCATCGATGATTTTTTGGGTTACCAATAATATTTGATAGTCGCCATAATTATCGGTAGCAACGCGCAGACAACTGAAAACCGTAAAACAAAACCTACTCCCAATATGCGATATCCATTATTCCAGAGAACAAAACTCATCATCAGAAGGAATCCATGAAAAATCGCGACAAGAAATAAACTACAAATAAATGCATTTACCATCGGTACTTACCACTCGCTCTTAATCCAATAAAAAAGGGTTTGCTTCACTGAACACTCCTTTATTTTTTATGCCTGTAACCCCATTCTTCCAGCAACCTTGCGGCGTACCACCCAAGAAACAAAGGAAAGAACATTACAATGAGATATTCCCCGCCACGGTCAATGTTCGAAATTGACCAGATTACGATGTAACCAGTGCAGAACAGGAATATTACAAACCCCAAAAAGCTACTTCGTCGACTCATGCTCACTCCTTCACTTTGATTCCAGCGGCGCGGATAGCCTCTACATCGCTTTCGTATTGCGATTCTGCACCTGAGTCATAGCCAATGTGATAATCACCGGGAAGTGGGCCTTTCTTTGGCTTTTGCAGCTCAATCTCGATAGCTGCTCGCGATGCCTGCCACGCTTGCCAATACATCTCAACCATATTGGCGTATATTTTATTTTTAGGATCACATCCGGTGTAATTTTCAAACCATTCTTCAAACTGCTTTCTTGATTCGTCCATCGATACTTACCCTCAGTTCAACTCACAAAACGCCACGCCATTTTTGCTACGACAACAGGCATAACACCGATAATCACCCAGACAAATGCAGCGCCAAACAACGTATACCATGGGTCTTTGCCGTCATTCACAAGACGAATGTAGCTACGCAGAACAATAAAAAACGTCAGAAGAATCCATCCAACGCCAACGCATTTGAATGCGACGAGCATAAACTCAGCCACGATTTACTCTCCCCCAAATAAAAAGGCCTGCGATTACCAGCAGGCCTGTTATTAGCTCAGTGATGTAGATGGTCATCAGAATCCTCCTTTCTTCTTGGACTGCGGTTCCTCGCGTTCACGGCGGCGCATTTCAGCAGACTGTTGGTCTGTGTCATAAATAGCGCCATTTGCCTGAATGCAATACACCGTGCCGGTATTGCCATGACGATTGAGACGAAGGATTAGTTCGGTTTCACCAGGTGGAACACTGTCATCAAAAGCACCTTCACGATGGATCCCCACCCAATAATCGCAATCCTGTTCAATCTGCCCTGTATCTCGTGAGTCACTTGGTAGTGGGCGTTTATTGGTTCGGCTTTCCAGTGCGCGGTTAAGCTGCGTCAGAAGCACAACAACGCAATCAAGCTCTTTGGCAAGGTTCTTCAGTCCTTTGGTGATCATGCCGTAAGCAAGGTCGTTGCGATCGGCCTTCTCAGCGGTCATTAGTGTCAGGTAATCGACCAGAATCATGCCAACACATCCTTTTTCTCGCTTGATTCGACGGCTTTCGCTGACGATTTGAGCCAGAGATAATCCCGGCGTGTCGTCGATGTAAAGCAGGTCGATTTCACTCAAGCGATTTGCTGTTTCGATCGCCCTGTTGAAGTCACCATCGTAATCACCCTGATAGCCGTCATCAGCGTCATTTGTCGCCGGAAGGTAAAAAATATTCGGGTTAACACCTGACTTCTGTCCTACCAGTTTTTCCAGTATCTGGTCACCGGGCATTTCAAGGCTGAACATCAGAGCGGGCTTTTTCTCATGCACTGCGCAGTTGATTGCCATCTGGCTGTATAGCGTCGTTTTCCCCATCTTAGGGCGAGCGCCAATGACAAACAGAGAGCCTTTCACCAGACCTTTCGGTGACAACATCCTGTCCAGCGATGGGAGCCCTGTGCTCATTCCTCGTTGTTCACCTGACGGGTCAAATCGCTTCTCAAGGTCGCTAACCCAGTCTTCCATGACCTCACCAAATGAGCGAAGGCCGCGACGCGATCCGGTTTTTGCATGGTCTGTCAGTTGCGTGAAAATCGCCTGAATAGCTTCGTACTTCTGCGTTGCAGTCATTCCGTTGCGGGAATAGAGCAATTCCGTCGCTTCAGTCATGCGGTTGATGGCGTAGCGTTCCATTGCGGTTTCACGAACCTGCATTGCATAGGCAACGATGTTTGCTGCGCTTGGCGTGTTCTTTGCGATCTCAGCGATATAAGCAAAACCGCCAACAGACGCCGTTAACGATTTGCGCTCCAGTTCATCGAAAAGCGTCAGCCCATCTACTGGCTTTTGCTCCCGGTGCATTCTGGTTATTTCTTCGAAAAGGATTTTGTGTGGTCGGCTGTAAAATGAATCAGGCTTCAGCATCGCCAGAACTTTCCGGACGCGCTCACTGCTGTCATCATCCAGAAGCAATCCACCAATAACCGCCTGCTCTGCCTCGATGCTATGGGGCGGCGCATAAAAATTATCGGTCATCGTGTTCACCCTCACGAACTTTCAGGTAGGTATTGTCGTTAAGCAGGAAGTCAAATCCCTTTTTGTGCCAGACGGTTCCGCGTTGATGGTTTGGGCGTTCTTCGAACATCCATCGGCAATTTTCGCCTACGTAGCTCAAATAATTTCTCCAGTCCTGCATCGTGAACCCATGCCCGTCAAGCTGGCGGGTTATCACTCCGGCTTTGCGCCAGAACGTTCGGATCTGGTTTTTACGCTTGTCATTCAGTGCGCGGATTCTTGGCGCTTCAGGAAGGATTTCGTGGTAAGCATCGACAACATCCTGACAGCTGACGGAAGGTTTTTTCTTGTCAGACTTTTTGTCTGCTGTGGCACTCTCTAATACGTCAGTATTAGAGATATTATTTATATTATTGTTTATGGACAACCGTTGGACAACCGTTGGACAATCTCCGCTGAGAGCCGCGCCATTACTGGTGTTTGCGTTGGACAACCGTTGGACAACCGTTGGACAATTTTTTGCCTGAAAATCGTCATATTTAACGATTGTAAACAGGCTAAATTTCTTCCCCATCGAGCAAATATTAAGCATCCCCTTCGACTCAAAAGTCCGTAATAAGCTCCGAACTTTGTTGTCGGGGATGAATGTTTCTCTGACCAGCGACGGGCGTCCAGTTATCATCTGACCGCGATCAACAGTTATCGGACCGATATCCGTATTGACGACAGTAGATTCGTGATTAGCCTTGAGGATTAAGTGAAGCCAAAGATGTACTGCCTGAGAGTCCTTATAGAGCCTGCTGTCCATAAACTGGCGGTGTATAAAGGCATACCCCATACTGGATGCCTCCTGATGTTGTACAGGGTTATGCCTGTAATCAGCTAACTTAACGACGCCCATGTTTCACTCCTGCTTTGGCTAGTCTGTAAACACCAACAAGGCGCTCTGCGAACGCCCTGTTATTTGCTGCGGCTACCACTAATCCCTCAGGTGAATCAGGGTGTCGAATCTCTTCTTTTTCCTGGTATTTCTTACGACGTTTTGTCATAATTACTCCTGTGGATTGATCCAGTCTTTCTACATCAGGCCTCGAAGAATTCGCCGTTCTTCGGGGCTTTTTCTTTTGTCAGCATTCTGGCTACTTTCTTAGCCAGTTCCGCCAACTCCTCGTCTTCAACACCCCATTCAAGAACAGCAAGAAGCATTCCCATTTTGGGGATGAAGCTGTCTTTCCATCGCGAAATTTGCGATTCATTAATCCCTAACGCGTCGGCAACCTTTCGCTGACCACGTACAGCAATTCGATTCAGGATGTTGCTTGTAATTGCATTCGCTTTCTTGCGAGTACTTGTAAGTTGCATATGTAAGTATTTCCTTAACTAATAAGAAGTTATGCGCATCAACTTATGCGCGTTGTATTCCCGCATTTCGGCGGGAATGAGGACCATGACTGTTAAAGAGCGGTGTTACTATTTGTTTTTCTTGTTGCTTGGGAAAGGACGAACTTCCTCTCCAATCACACTGCCATCAGGCTTTACCGTAACCATAATGTTACGACCTGCCAGAATGGCCTTGCTGATAGCGCACTGGATTACACCAAAGTCACTGGCTGCTTTAGCCTGTCCATGGATTTTGGCGTAATCGGCAAGTGTCATTCGAATCATATGCACTCTCCGTTATTAACCATGAACAAAGAATACTACAGGTATTCAAAGCAATCAATACTCAGGGTATTTTTAGTTTAAGTACCTTAGCTATTAGAATTAAGCTATGGAAAATAAAAAATCACTGACGACAGAACAGCTCGAAGACGCTAAGCGGCTTAAGGCTTTGTATGAGTCAAAAAAGAAAGAATTGGGAATAACCCAATACTCAATCGCTGATGAACTGGGTATCACCCAAGGAGCGGTAGGGCATTATCTTAATGGCAGAAACGCGCTAAACGTTGAGGTTGCATCTGGTTTTGCACGGCTGTTGCAAGTCTCAATTGCTGATTTTAGCCAGTCAATTGCTGCCAAGGTTGCAGAACAGGCAGAAAGCCTTAAGAGCGATGCCAACGTAAGGTATGCAGGGGAATACAGAGCAGGAAAGAGGTATCCGGTGTTAAGCAGTATCCAGGCTGGCTCGTGGTGTGAAGCATGCGAACCATACACCATTAAAGACATAGATGTTTGGCTTGAGTCTGACGCGCATATTCAAGGTAATGCGTTCTGGCTTAAAGTGGAAGGTGATTCAATGACGGCACCGGTTGGGTTAAGCATTCCAGAGGGAACATTCGTTCTTTTCGATACCGGAAGGGAGGCGATCAACGGCAGCTTGGTCATAGCAAAACTTTCTGACTCTAACGAAGCAACATTCAAGAAGCTGATAATCGACGGCGGAAATAAATACCTCAAGGGACTTAATCCTGCATGGCCTCTCGTGCCAATCAATGGAAACTGCAAGATTATAGGCGTTGCAATTGAGACAAAACTAAGGCTGGTTTGATCACGCAAGGGGCGATTATGGTTGGAACCGCTATAGCAAGCTTTTTTGGGATGTTGGCAATCTCGACAATTTACGGCTTAGCGCATGCTTTTATTGCGAAATCTCTATCAGAAAAAATAAGCCAGGCTTGGGCGCATAGATCAGCTCGTTTCATGATTCTAGTGATCATAGCAATACAAGGGATATCTGCATTTATCCTCTATGGATCAAGCTTATACTTGTTGTATCAAGGCGCGACATTTACGCCTTACACCAGTGATTACGGAACTCTATACGATGGTAGTGAAGACATCTCTATGGCTTGGATCGTCTTTGGTTTATCTATGGCCGTGTCTGTTGTAGCAGACATCATTAAGGTAATTCTCGTCTTAACCTTCGCTGACTAACCCATAATCCCGGCAGCAATAGCTATCGGGATCCACTTCACATATCCCGCATAAAAAGCACTGAACAAGCAGACACCGAAAAAATAAATATCCTTTGTATTCATTTGCTTATCATTATTTCACCAAAAATAAATACCTTGGGTATTTACACAATAAAATACCTACAGTATTCTTTAGCCATCAGCAGGACGCTGGTAGCCAAACGGAACAGATTGGCAGGCTCTTTAACATTGATGGGATTGTCCCGCCGAAATGCGGGAACTGAGTTTAACCAAACAGGAGGTGCCGTAATGGTGCACTAACGCGGTTAGACCGCAGCCGAAAGGCAATGCAGCAGTAATGATGCTGCCCCGAGTCGCGTAATGGCGAGCAGGTTTAGCAGACCGATGTGAGGGTAAATAAGGGAACATGCTCCGGAAAGGCAGCGCGAATGCCAGACGCGCACCGGTTATCAGCGGCTAATAAGCGACAGAGACTCAAGGGCATGAGCGCGCTCACTGCGAGAGTGTGAGTCAAAGAGTAGTTGGCTTTGGGGTGACGTGAAGTGCAGCTGCACGACGGCAACCGGAAGATAAGCACCCGGCGCGTCACCGCCAAAGTCAATCATCGGAGGTCAACATGACAGTAGTCATTACATATCTGGCTGACGATAACGCCAGAAATCGCCGCAGAGCACGCAGACAGGCTCAACGTGAACAGGCAATGCAAGAGCAGCGACTGGCGCGAAAAATTGCGCTAAAGCTCTCTGGTTGCGTCAGAGCAGACAAAGCAGCTTCACTCGGAAGCCTTCGCTGCAAGAAGGCAGATGAATGCAGTGGAAGTATTTGCCTGCCAAACGTAGCCGTTTACGCGGCAGGCTACCGGAAATCAAAACAATTGACGGCGAGGTAATTATGGGTCAGGAAGAAAAATATGAGCTTAAAAAGCTCATTGAAGAAGACGCCATAGAAGAAATTGCAGCATTAACAACAGCTATAAAGAATATTAGGTATGCGCTAAATACGCTTATCTCCTCATGCGACAAAAATAGCAGGGAATTTTTGATACTTGGCGCAGCTCTAGGAATAGTTGATGCGGCAACGCTTCACCTAATTACTCATGACGATATTCTTATTGAGCCGTATGAAACATTACTGCTTGTCAGGCAAAAAATGGCTGATGCCGCAGCAAATGGAGACCTTCAACTTTACATCGACTTAAGGAAAGTATTAAGTCGAATGGTCAGAACTGAAGGAGATATCCCCCTGACAAAATAAGGGGGTGAGAGGATTTTACTATTTTCCTCGCTGTAGGGGTACACGAGAACCACCGAGCCTGATGTGGTTAAAAGACAGGCACAATCTTTACTACCGCAAACCACGCAGTGGAATGGGTGTGACTTGCTCAGGCCGCCAGAAGCAACGCGGAAAATCAATTCCAGCTTATTACGATTGAGGTGAGCCATGCTCAAGAAAGTCAAACGCCGACTTTACAAAGAAGGTAGATATTCATGCCAGTTGCCAAAATGCGACACAACAAAATGGAGTGTCGATGATTGGTGTAACTGGATAGATAGATACGGAACTTGGTGGGATAAATAACAGGTAACTTAAGCGTATTTACTTTCGCAGCAAACCACTTATTTGAGGTGAGATATGGGAAAAGATGAAAATATAATCGTCGAGGATGTTTTCCATCAAAACTATGGTCCTGAGGATGGCATTCCGCCTCATTGGTGCTGCAAGTTTTATCGTGATGGATTTGCTGATTATGAATACTTCAGCACTAAGGGTGAGGCATACGATTTCGCCTTTAAACATGGATACAACCCATTCTGAGGCCGCATAGTCGGCCTTTATTTTTGGCACTAACAACAGAGGCTAACATGGAATTTAAAGGTACTGAAGGTAAGTGGGAAATAATGATGGATGGCGATGAGATTAAAATAATCCAGGCAGACTCACTTGAAAATGGCGCAGGCTGGCGTTCGTATATTGCAATCTGTGAGGAAGTTCAATGTATTGAAGATGCCAATTTAATAGCGGCAGCACCTGACCTTCTCGAAGCACTTCAGTTATTACTTAAGCAATCCAAAAATAGAACAACGACAACATATCAAGAATGGTATGGATCTGTTAATAAAGGTCTTGCAGCAATCAGCAAGGCTCTGGGAGGTGAATGATGTGCGAGTTTTATGAAGCAGATATCAAACGCCCAGAAATGGCAAGTGATGCGACATTACGTGATTACTTCGCTGCTAAGGCTATGGCAGCAATAGTGCGCAGATGGGACGGACATTCCTTTGGTGGTGGACAGAATTCACCACAGTACAAAGAATTAGCAGATGATGCCTACTTTATTGCTGATGAAATGCTCAAAGCTCGCGAATAAGCACTGTGTATTCATTCCAACGAGTGAATACACGGAGCAATGTCGCTCGTAACTAAACAGGAGCCGACTTGTTCTGATTATTGGAAATCTTCTTTGCCCTCCAGTGTGAGGGCCTTTTTATATGCATACCAATAACGCTTCACTCGAGGCGTTTTCGTTATGCAATCAAACAGAAGGAGCATCCTATGCAACAGTTCGCTATTGCAGGGGCGGCATCGGTTCGCCCTTTCAACCCAATTTTATCGGTGCAGCATTCACGAAAAAATATTTTAACCGGAGCAGACTTTAAACAACCTCGCGTTAAGAGCTTGCTGGACCGTCTTGTTGAGTTTCTGAATCAAAAGGTACAGCCATGAAAAAACCAACTTACGAGGAACTGGAAGAAGCCCTGAAAGAGCTTAGAAGAATGGCTTTCGCCAGACGCACTAACTCTCACAACTGCGGCCCATTTCAGTACTCGGATTTATGCGAGGACATCATTGAGGTAACTCAACTGATTAAGGTCGTTAAGCAATGAGCATTGCGGATACATGGTCAGACGAAGAATTCATTCGTCAGATGAACAAAATGCTCAATCAGCACAAAGAACAGGAGAAAGATGATGATTCTGACTCTGAATGATAAGCGTGAAATATCGCAAATAATCGCAAGTTTTACTGATGAAGATTACGAACGAATCAACAGTGAAGTTGATCGCCTCTGCAAACGTTGCGACCCAATAAGCGAAATGCTTCGCTCATATAAACCAGATGAACACACTAAGGACGCTATCGACTGGCTGGAAGATGATGACTGTAACTATCAGGAAAAAGCCGCTGAATGGTTCTGGGATGCAATAACCGAAAGAGTTAAGGCTGAATATGCCTTCGCAATATTCAAACGCAGACACATTTTTGGAGAAGCAGCATGAGCAATATCGTTGAATTCGTTAAACAGCAAGAGCAGTTATTCTGCGGAGCATTGACTGAACAGACGGTGACATGGGCTAAGGAAAGCCAGTTTGCAATTCAGTATTTCCAGAAAAATGATTACCTGGCTAAAACGGCACTGGCAAATCCAACCAGCGCACAGAACGCTATCATCAACGTTGCGGCGATCGGCATCACCTTAAACCCTGCAAGCAAACTGGCTTATCTGGTTCCGCGCGACGGCATGGTGTGCCTTGATATCAGTTATATGGGATTGCTCCATATTGCAATGGAGTCTGGTGTTATCTCATGGGGTCAGGCAAAACTTGTTCATGCTAACGATACCTATGAGTCAAACGGGCTTGATAAAGCACCAACCCATAAATACAACGCCTTCGGTGATCGTGGTGATATCGTTGGCGTTTACTGCACAGTTAAGACGCCAGCAGGTGATTATCTAACGGAAGAGATGAGTCTGGCTGAAATTGAGGCTGTAAGGAAAACAAGCAAGGCAGCATTCAGCGATAAAGGACCATGGGTAAATCACTGGAATGAGATGGCGCGAAAGACGGTCGTAAAGCGTGCAAGCAAGTATTGGCCTAAGGCATCACGTCTTGATAGTGCTATTCACGTACTAAACGAAGAAGAAGGTGTGTGGACTGAACCAGTTATGCCGCACAAATCAGAGGAAGATATCCGCGAAGATGAACGGAAACGCCAGCAGGAAATAATGGATAAAGCACAACTTCTTTGTGATGAAATGGCTCAGGCAGAAAACATGGATGATTTGAAGCGATATTTTGCAGAAGCATATCGCCTGACATCTGGAATGAAATTGCAGCAGAACGTACAAGCCATTTACATAGAATGCAAAGCGAAACTGGAGGTTGCCAGTGAGCAAACTGTATGAAATAGCCAATGAATACGCAAAATTGATGGATTCAGATTTAGAACCAGAGATGATTGCTGACACAATAGAAGGCATGGAAGGAGAATTTACCGATAAAATAGAGCAACTTCTTTCCGTCATTAAAAATGAATCTGGTTATGCTGAACGCCTCAAGGAAGAGGCAAAGTCACTGAATGAGCGAGCCGCAGTAATTCAAAATAAGATTGACAGCATCAAATCATATATAGCGTCATCGCTTGAAATGGTTGGCAAGAAAAATATTCGAGCAGGTATTCACCAGGTAACAATCCGCAAACCGTCAGAAACTGTAGAAATCATCGACTCAAGCGCCCTTCCTCCTGAATACGTTGAGTTTGAAACGACAATTAAAGCCGACAAGTTGGCAATCAAGCACCAACTAAAAGCAGGAATAAATATCCCCGGCGCTCAACTCAAGGTTGGGAAACCTTCACTTCTTATCAAATAACGGTATCGCCTATGAAAAAGACTCCATGGGAGAAATGGGAAGTCGATTTCTTGCGCGAAGTAGCGGCGACAATGCCAGTTGAAGTTATCGCTGAAAAACTGGAAAGGACTGAAAAAGCAGTAATGGCGAAAGCAACAAGGATTGGCGCTGACATTGTTAGCCGACTTCGTGGAAGACGCTGGACAAGAGCCGAAGTATCACTTTTCGGTAAGTTCTCCGCAGAAGAAATAGCAATTGCAACCTGCCGCTCAATTTATTCAGTAAGAGCTATGCGATACAAGCTAAAAAAACTCGATGAAGAAAGAGCAGGTATACGAATAAATTAACATGGAATAATTAACAATGAAGCTAAACATCGACCTCGGAAAATACGTTATTACCGGAACAAAACACGACCTGATTCTTAGTGAAAGAGGAATTATCAAAGAAGGCGAGAATGCAGGGAAAGAAACACTAAGCCGTATCGGTTATTACAGCAAGTTTGAGCATCTGGTCAAAGAGTTATGCAACCGTGAAATCCTGTTATCTCAGGCGCAGACGCTACAGGATATTCAGCAGCATATCGAGACTTTAGGTGTATCACTTAGCATGGCTATTGACCAGTTCGTGGAGAGTAAATCATGAGAGGACTTGCATACAATCTCGGCATTCTTCCGGCAGAAATGATTATTCGCCAACGCGTAAAGCCAATGCCATCGAGAGAGGAATTGCTTAAGAGAAATTCTTTTCCATCAGTGAATCAAAACAAATATCTGAATGCAATGTGGCGGAGTGGGAAGAAATGAAACAAATGTCACTAATTGAGATGGATGGTTTTCTGAAAGGTAAATGCATCCCACGAGATTTAAAGGTTAACGAAACAAACGCTGAATATCTTGTCCGTAAGTTCGGTGAACTTGAATCAAAACTGGAAACTGCGTTGCGGGAGTGTCGTTCTGCTGGAATCACGATTGATAACCTTGAGGACAAGTGCGCGGCGCTGGCTGTGGAGAATGCGGGGATGAAAGAATATCTAGCTCCAGTAGGGTTAGTGGTAGAGGGAACCCCAGCCACCGACGCCTTCCTGGCTGAAGTGCGGGCGCAGGGCGTGGATATGGCTCGTAACGCGATGATTGATTTTGTTGATGGTGAAGTTGGGCCAAACAAGAACGTTCCGGGGCTGATTAGAGGCGCAGAGATATGCGTAAGTATTGCTGAACAGCTTCGTAAAGGAGGCAGCCAGTGAGCGAGATTGACTATCAGGCACTGCGTGAAAAGGCAGAGAAAGCAACGTGTGGTGTGTGGTCGCTCGAATATGGAGAGGAGAGATTTGATGCTGGTGATGCGCTAATTCATCGTGAAGTTGTTGGATATCTTCCCATTTGCAGAATTGAAGGAGCGCATCCTGAAAGCGGTTTCGATGAAGATTTCCAAATGGAACAGCAGGCCAATGCTGAATTCATCTCCGCAGCCAATCCAGCTACCGTGCTGGCATTACTGGATGAACGGGAAAGAAACCAGCAATACATCAAACGCCGCGACCAGGAGAACGAGGAAATTGCGCTTACGGTTGGGAAGCTGCGCGTTGAGCTTGAAGCAGAAAAACAGCGGGCAAAAGTTCTATTTATGGAAAATGCTCGGCTTAAGTCAGGCATAGCCGGTCTGATACACCTCGGTATTCGATATGCAGATGTTGAGGTCATGAAAATTGCTGGAGATGCCCAGCTTTCTACCCCATGCACTGACAGCATCATAAACAGCATTGCAACAGGCATTCGCATCAAAGGAGAGTGATATGGATAAAAACATCACTGCCTACTGGAGTCTGTCACTTGATACCGAATGTCCCAAATGTGGTCACAATTTCGATCTGCTTTGTGATCCAGATTTCTGGGAGTTTTCTGGAGCTAAACAGGCATGTGAAGAAATAAAAGGTTACGAAACATGCTGTCCAGAATGTAACCATGAATTTAAAACAGATTTCGTGTATTGAGGCATAACAAATGACCACTATAACCAAAGAGCGACTGCTGACAATCAAGCAGTGGCGCGAAACATACGGACCGGGTAGCAACGTTGTACTGCCAGCAGAAGAAGCGGAAGAACTGGCACGGATTGCTCTGGCATCGCTGGAAGCAAAACCAATAGGTGCATTCCACATTGCAGAACAGCAAGTTGACGGCACAAGTGACTACCTCAAGGATGGAGAATGGCCTATTGATAATGGAATTATTGAGGTCTACGCCGCTCCCCCCGTTCCAGTAGTACCGGAAGAAAAACCAATGCCTAATCCTCTTAGCATGTACGCGGTTGATGCTGTTGCCGCTATTGCAGAGGTGAGAGGCTGGAACGCCTGCCGCGCCGCCATGCTTCAGTCCGGAAACTTTCGGGAAAATAAGAATTCGTCAACCAATAATTTTCGGGAAATCGCGGAAACGTCAACCAACTATCCGGTAATTCCTAGTGAAGTGTTGTCCGCAATCCTGAAGGTTGCCAAGATTCGTGCCGATTTCGATGATTTTGACGGTGACAGGCGAGGTATCGGTGATTGTCTGGATGAGGCTGAGCAAGAGCTTATCGTTACCATTAACAAATATGCCAGTCAGTTGGCAGCAGAACCTATAGCGCCTAATGACGTTCGAGAGCAAACAGCCGTTCCGCCAATACAGGCTGATGTCGCGCAAGCAATTGAAAATCTCAAGCAGAAGTTAGTGGAATGCAATCGCTATAACTACTGCGCAGATGCAGTGAAGAACGTTGAGGATGCCTGCCACGCTGCCATGCTTCATAGTGCCGAACCTGCAAGTAATCATGAAGAGTTGCCGCTTGATTATCTCCAAGGTCAAAAAGATGGTCTTGAATGGGCTGCGCAGCTTGCAGAAGCAAATCACCCACAAACTGGCGACTGGCTTTACGATGACCCGCTGGAGCTGGCTAAAGCTATCAGAAAAGGTCCTGACATGCCCGAATTCGATGGACCAACTCCGGTAACTCCGGATGGTTGGATAAGCTGTAGTGAGCGAATGCCGGATAAGTTAATTCCGGTAATGGTCATGTATGAAGACGGTGAGATGTGGTCTGCAATGTGGAATGGCAATCGCTGGGATGATGGCACTGAATATCCGGATCCGCACTCAGTTACGCACTGGCGTGAAATGCCAGCAGCACCGCAGCAGGAGGTGAAGTGATGGACTCCTTCGCGAAATATACGATTATTGACTGGATAGCATTCCTTCAGGTTTTGCTCATCTGGTTTTATATGGCTTACAGGAGTGGGCAGTGGATTGTCAGTGTAGCCTGTAGCAAGGGATGGCGTTGGTGGAACCGAAAGAATAAAAAAACGCTGGCCTTGGATTCGTTTTACGAAGCATTCAATCTTAACAGTCTTCAGCCTGGTTCTGTCATTGTAGTCACCACTCAAAGCGGCATGACCATTCAGATTCATAAACCAAAAGAGGAAAAATGATGTGGCCTATATGTGTTAATTGCGGACGGATGTGCCTATCTGGATGGTGCCGAAAGTGCGACAAATGCACGAAGAAAAGACAATAACAATCCTCGCACTCGCGGGGATTTCTTTTATCTGAACTCGCTACGGCGGGTTTTGTTTTATGGAGATGATAAATGCACTTCCGAGTCACAGGTGAATGGAATGGAGAGCCATTCGACAGGGTTATCGAAGCAGAGGACATCAACGACTGCTATAACCACTGGATGATATGGGCGCAGATAGCACATGCAGACGTAACCAATATTCGAATTGAAGAACTGAAAGAACACCAAGCCGCCTGATGGCGGTTTTTTATTGGAGACAAGAAATGTCAGATTTGGCTATGAAGGTTTTGAAATGGCAATCGACTGGCGATGTCGGCATCAGTAGCGCAACTCTTGCCTCAATCGCATGTGGACTGAAAAAGAATATCTATGGTCATCACTTCGGCGCTCCACATGACGCAGCCGATTTCCGACGATGCGTTGCACTTGTTGAGCAGATCCCAGAAATCAGAGATTCATTCGACAAGGTTGCAAAGCGCGTTCCGGCATTCAAAGGCATCCTCAACGAATGGGATTCCCTCGTTGCTCTGTTGAAGTCTGAAATGAAGATACACGGAAACAAAGCACCAGAGACTTACAGAAGAATTAGCGAGTTACGCAAGGACTAACCACAGCCTCACACTCGATGAGGCCTGTTCATTTCTCAAGATATCCAGACCTGCCATTGCCGCATCAATGCGGTTTTTTTATTGCCTGATTTGCAGGTTCGATTCCCTATTCGGAGATAGCACTCATGCAACACGAACTACAGCCTGATTCACTGGTTGATTTGAAATTCATCATGGCCGATACTGGCTTCGGTAAAACCTTCATCTATGACCGGATTAAGTCCGGGGACCTGCCTAAAGCCAAAGTTATCCACGGGCGAGCAAGATGGTTATATCGTGACCATTGTGAATTCAAAAATAAGCTCTTAAGCCGCGCCAATGGGTAAAATAGCGGGTAAAATATTTCTCATATCTAAAAAACACCATTCCAATCAATCCCCTGCCTCGTCAAGTAGATGTCTGCAGGGGACACCAGATACCCTTCAAACGAAATCTACCTTCACCCCGTAAAAGATGGGTTTGGCAGCACACTTGCCTTATATCTACTCATTTTTACTGCAACAGGTTGAAATCTCAGCACTGTCAGAAAGCGCTGATGACTAAACAGCCCTGAGCCGGGCGATGTAACCATCACACAGAATCCTGATAGCGAAATATGGCGTGACTCGATACTTCACTCCGCAATGCATTCCTTGATGAATTCGCAGGACCGTGATACACGGGACAGGTCACTGAATGACGACAATGTCCTGGAAATCAGCGAACCGCGCATCTGAAGTACATTTGAGCGACTGTACCAGAACATGAATGAGGCGTTTGGATTAGGCGATTATTAGCAGGGCTAAGCATTTTACTATTATTATTTTCCGGTTGAGGGATATAGAGCTATCGACAACAACCGGAAAAAGTTTACGTCTATATTGCTGAAGGTACAGGCGTTTCCATAACTATTTGCTCGCGTTTTTTACTCAAGAAGAAAATGCCAAATAGCAACATCAGGCAGACAATACCCGAAATTGCGAAGAAAACTGTCTGGTAGCCTGCGTGGTCAAAGAGTATCCCAGTCGGCGTTGAAAGCAGCACAATCCCAAGCGAACTGGCAATTTGAAAACCAATCAGAAAGATCGTCGACGACAAGCGCTTATCAAAGTTTGCCACGCTGTATTTGAAGACGGATATGACACAAAGTGGAACCTCAATGGCATGTAACAACTTCACTAATGAAATAATCCAGGGGTTAACGAACAGCGCGCAGGAAAGGATACGCAACGCCATAATCACAACTCCGATAAGTAATGCATTTTTTGGCCCTACCCGATTCACAAAGAAAGGAATAATCGCCATGCACAGCGCTTCGAGTACCACCTGGAATGAGTTGAGATAACCATACAGGCGCGTTCCTACATCGTGTGATTCGAATAAACCTGCATAAAAGACAGGAAAAAGTTGTTGATCAAAAATGTTATAGAAAGACCACGTCCCCACAATAAATATGACGAAAACCCAGAAGTTTCGATCCTTGAAAACTGCGATAAAATCCTCTTTTTTTACCCCTCCCGCATCTGCCGCTACGCACTGGTGATCCTTATCTTTAAAACGCATGTTGATCATCATAAATACAGCGCCAAATAGCGAGACCAACCAGAAGTTGATATGGGGACTGATACTAAAAAATATGCCGGCAAAGAACGCGCCAATAGCATAGCCAAAAGATCCCCAGGCGCGCGCTGTTCCATATTCGAAATGAAAATTTCGCGCCATTTTTTCGGTGAAGCTATCAAGCAAACCGCATCCCGCCAGATACCCCAAGCCAAAAAATAGCGCCCCCAGAATTAGACCTACAGAAAAATTGCTTTGCAGTAACGGTTCATAAACGTAAATCATAAACGGTCCGGTCAAGACCAGGATGAAACTCATACACCAGATGAGCGGTTTCTTCAGACCGAGTTTATCCTGAACGATGCCGTAGAACATCATAAATAGAATGCTGGTAAACTGGTTGACCGAATAAAGTGTACCTAATTCCGTCCCTGTCAACCCTAGATGTCCTTTCAGCCAAATAGCGTATAACGACCACCACAGCGACCAGGAAATAAAAAAGAGAAATGAGTAACTGGATGCAAAACGATAGTACGCATTTCTGAATGGAATATTCAGTGCCAT